TCGTGATATGATGAAGCGTCAGCTACTTGCAATGGACGGCATGGACGACGAAGTTGAAGAAGATTATGAAAACGAGCCAGAAGAAGAATATCACAGCATGAATGATCAAATGGCTTCAGGCGATGACATTCACAAGCGTAAACAGCAGTTTGCCAAAGCACAAGATGGCGATAACCCAATGGCAGTTGAAAGCATTAGACAAGCACTTGAGCTTGCACTAGAAGCTAAGAAACTAACCAATGAAAAGAAAAAGCCAGATGCTGACGGCGATGGCGTTCCAGACTGGGCAGACAAAAAACCAGGCAAAGACGATCATGCTGAAGACGACGAAGACGACGACAAATAAAAATTCTAAAAAATTCTAAATATTCAATAGGGCCTACGGGCCCTATTTTTTTGAGTAAATACATGTATGAGCAAATCGTTAGACGGCGTATTAACTAAAAAAGCCAATAAAAGAGAAACATATACCGAAGATCAATTACAGGACATGGTTCAATGTATGGATCCTAACGAAGGATACTTACATTTTGCAAAACACTTTGCATACATACAGCATCCTGTAAAAGGTAAACTACTGTTTGATCCTTACGAATATCAATTAAGGTTACTGCACTCATATCACAGTTATCGTTTTAATATTAACATGATGCCACGCCAAACAGGCAAAACTACTTGTGCTGCTATATATCTTACTTGGTATGCAATGTTTCATCCAGATCAAACAATTCTTATTGCTGCACACAAATACACAGGTGCTCAAGAAATTATGCAACGTATACGTTATGTGTACGAAACTTGTCCTGATCATATACGTGCAGGTGTTATTTCATACAACAAAGGTAGCATAGAATTTGATAACGGAAGCCGTATTGTAAGTCAAACAACAACAGGCAACACAGGACGTGGTATGTCCATATCATTACTATACTGTGACGAGTTTGCGTTTGTGCAACCTAATATTGCAGAAGAGTTTTGGACTTCAATATCACCTACACTAGCAACAGGTGGTCGTGCTATTATTACAAGTACACCAAACTCAGACGAAGATACATTTGCTACTATTTGGAAACAAGCAGAACAAAAATTTGATAGTCACGGCAATGAAACAGACATAGGCGTTAATGGGTTTCATGCGTTTAGAGCTGAATGGCAAGAACATCCAGATCGAGACGATGAATGGATGGAGGCAGAAATTGGACGTATTGGTGAAGAAAAGTTCCGCCGTGAATACGGTTGTGAATTCTTAGTATTTGACGAAACACTTATTAACAGTATTACACTTGCTAATATGGAAGGTATAGATCCTATAATGAAAATGGGTCAAACACGTTTTTACACAAAAATACGCAAAGACGGAATATACATTGTAGCATTAGATCCTGCAATGGGTACAGGCGGCGACTATGCTGCAATACAAGTGTTTGAATTACCTACATTTAAACAAGTAGCTGAATGGCAGCACAATCAAACAGCTATACCTGATCAAATAAAAGTAGTAAGAGAAATCAACAGATATATTGCAGATACTTGTGGAACTGAAAATGTATATTGGAGTGTTGAAAATAATTCAATTGGTGAAGCAGCACTATTAGTAATTAAAGATTTAGGTGAAGAGAATATTCCAGGATTGTTATTAAGTGAACCTATCCGCAAAGGACATGTACGCAAGTTCCGCAAAGGATTTAATACTACATACAAAACAAAAATTAGTGCATGTAGTAGATTAAAAGTTCTAATAGAACAAAACAAACTTCATATAAATTCTAAACCTTTAATATCAGAACTTAAAGGATATATTGCACAAGCAACAAGTTTTAAAGCAAAATCAGGAATGCATGACGACTTAGTTAGTGCAACATTACTTGCAATTAGAATGATGCAAGTGTTAGCAGAATGGGATCAGCGTGTATACGCACAATGGGGTGGAGCAGTTGGTATTGAAGTTGATGATGACTTCGAAGCACCAATGCCTATCTTTATAAGCAACTATTGATAAATACTATACTATGATAAACTTAAACGATATAGCAGAAGACCTTTTTAATAAAATACGTAGCCGTTACTCAAGTGTAACTATGGGCGACGATGCAGGTAAAGTGACTAACGATCCAGCGTTAGCACGTTTTATTGACTTTGAATACAAGTCAGGATCAGAAACACTTGGACATGTTAATGTTAGTCTAAGCGAAGACGACGGACTTGTAGTTTATTATAGCACAGAATTTGTAAGTGAAGAAAATGACGAAGTACAAAAAGATTGGTACAATTTTCTTAGAGAACTTAGAATGTTTAGTAAAAAACGTATGCTAAACTTTGATACTAGAGATATTACAAAGTCAAACTTAGATAAAAGAGATTATCAATTCCTTGCGAAAAACTCCGGAGATAACAACATGACCGAATCAAAACTTTATGGTACGCCTCGTACGAGCTACCAAGACTTAGATGGTGCTAAACTATTAGTAAAGCATTCTAAGCCAGTTAACTCAGAACTACCTGGCGGTAGATCAATGCATATTGAAAGTATATTCATTGAAAGTCCACAAGGCGAAAGATTTAAATATCCTGTTAAGCACTTGAACGGAGCAAGAGCTTTAGGTCGTCATATCGCTAACGGTGGTACACCATACGATGCATTTGGTAATCATATTGTTGAAATGAGCAAGGAACTAGGTCATTTAAGAAAGTTTAAAAATTATGTTTCTCGTTCTGAAACAATGTCAGAAGCAATGGGCAACATAACAGATCGTGTTGTTGAGCGTATTGAGCAAATTAAAAAATCTGTAGATCAACTACAAAAACAATCTTACTATAACGAAGCATTTGAATCATTTAAGACACGTGAAATTTCTGAAGTTCCAGAAGACGTTAGATCAGAATGGGTTGAAGCACTTACAGTAAAAAGTTTTAAAGAAGAATTACAAGATGTTTTCCCATACTTGTACAATGTATTAGAAACACAAGAATTAAATCCAGAAGACTTTAGCGAAGGTAGTCCTGTTGACGATGTAGAAGTTGGTCTACCAGCAGAAACATATACAGTACAACAAGGTGATACTCTTTACAGTATCTATATGAAGTTTAAAGATGCTAACTTCCAAGGTCACGGTAGAGACGAAGCGTTACAAGCAATTATGGACGAAAATCCAGAAATTAAAGATCCATCACAAATACGCCCAGGCATGGAAATTAAAATGCCTTACTTTATGGGTTCAGGACCAGACGGTGCAACTAGAGGTTTGCCACCGGGTGGCTTCCAAAAGTATGGTGAAGAAATTGAATCTGCACTAAATGGTGTAACTAAAAAATACGAAATTGCAGAAGGCGATGCTGTCTTTAGTCAAGACGAAGAAGAGCAAGCAATGGCAATTAAAAAGTTACAAGCACTAGTTGGCGATCATTTCCCAGCAGGCGTAGACGGTACTAATGCAATTGAAAGTTTACACGGTCTAATTGATGATCCTAGACTACACGACATGCTAAAACAAATTGGACAAAAAGATTCAGACATGTGTGTGCGTCCATTAGTAAACAAATATATAAAAGCAAAAGATCCACAACTTTTAGCCAAACTAGATTTTGGTGATATGGAAGCATCTGAAACTGACGTTACTGTAGGTAAAGATGGTGCATTGTCGTTAGACGGCGACGAAGAACAAAAGACACCATTAGGCGAGTTTATTCTATCATACTACGACAGACAAACAGGACAGTTTCCAAAAGGCGAAACAGCAGTACTAACAGCAGTAGAAAAAGACTATGGTAACAAATGTGTTCCTATGGCCCAAAAGTTTATTGAAGCAGTACATGCAAAATACGAGCAATTTACAAATGCACAACTGTCAATTGCAGAGAAGCAAACATCAGAAAAGGCAGAATTAGACAGAATTAAAGGTTTAGCAGGCATAAGACGCTAAATACTTTTGGACAAAGTCCATGATTTTTTTCAAGTTTTTTAAAGAAAAGACTTGACAAGCGGTGTAGGATTGTGTATTATATACACTGTGCTACACAAAAAGGCACAGCACATAGGCAACATTATAGGAGGCAAAAACTATGGCATCATTAGCAGAAATCCGAGCAAAGCTCAAAGAACAAGAAAACCGCACAAGTGGTTCTTCTAACACACCAGGCGATAACGCCATTTACCCGTTTTGGAATATCAAAGAAGGCGAGAGTGCAGTACTCCGTTTCCTTCCTGACGGCAATGCAAACAATGACTTTTTCTGGGCAGAACGCCTAATGATTAAGTTACCTTTTGCAGGTGTAAAAGGTGAAACTGATTCACGTCCTGTACAAGTACAAATTCCATGTATGGAAATGTATGGCGAACAGTGTTCAATTTTGAACGAAGTACGTGGTTGGTTTAAAGATCCAACTCTAGAAGATATGGGTCGTAAGTACTGGAAGAAACGTTCTTACATTTTCCAAGGCTTTGTTGTAGACAATCCACTTTCGGATGATTCTACTCCGGAAAACCCAATCCGTAGGTTCATTATTGGACCACAAATTTTCCAAATCATTAAGCAATCATTGCTTGATCCTGATATGGAAGAATTGCCAACAGACTTTACTGGTGGTGTTGATTTCCGTCTTAACAAAACATCAAAAGGTGGCTATGCAGATTACGGCACAAGTAATTGGGCACGTAGAGAGCGTCCACTAGGCGATGCAGAGATGGCAGCAGTTAACACACACGGATTGTTTAACTTGTCAGAGTTTCTTCCTAAAAAGCCAACTGAAGTTGAGCTTAAAGTCATGCAAGAAATGTTTGAAGCATCAGTAGATGGCGAAGCATATGATCCTGATCGTTGGGGTCAATACTTCCGTCCAGCTGGTATGGCTGCACGTACAGGTGATCCTAATACAGCATCATCAAATGGTACTGCAACATCAGGAACTGCTCCAGTAGCAACACCTGCACCAGCACCAACACCTGAAGTAGCACCTGCTCCAGTAGCAGAAGCAGCACCAGCTGAAGCACCAGCGACAGCAGCACCTGCAGAAACATCAGGTAATGCCCAAGACATTCTAGCAATGATTAGAGCACGTCAAGGACAGTAATAAAAACAAGTTTGTAGGCTTGTTTTTTAATAAACAAGTCTACAGACTTTACAAAGGCTTTTTAGATAGGAGACATTATGGCAACTAAGGCATTTGACCCATCAAAGTTTAGAAACACTTTGACAAAATCCATTACAGGCATGAGTGCAGGATTTAACGATCCTACTGATTGGATTAGCACAGGTAACTATGCACTCAACTATCTTATTTCAGGTGATTGGAACAAAGGCATTCCGCTAGGCAAAGTAAGTGTATTTGC